CACCTTAAAGGACAAGAAAAGGAGTTATTCGGTATGTATTTTAATGCTTTTTTGAAGGGTAAGGTTATTAGTATTAATGATTTCTTTTATATTGATAGATTAGCATATGTTGAAAACAGGGTCTTAAAGGAAATCTTCAATAAATAAATAAATAAATAAATATGTTTTTATATTCATATAACTTCTTCTTAGGAAACGTAGGTGGTCTAACGTAATTACACCAATTCTTTCGCAAGACTTATAAAGGGAGTGTGTAACCACATCTCCCAAAACATTTATAAGCCTGCTTAACTTAGCTCAAGCAGAGTCTTGAGCTAAGTACACGGCTCATAAAGCTCGATGTGGCTCTGGACAGGAAGCCGGAATACCTACCTTCATTTCCTATGGAACTGGACAGGAAGCCGGAATACCTACCTTGACTTCCACTCGAGCTCCACAGGAAACTGGAATACGTACCTACGTTTCCACTGGAGCGACGTTGCTTAGGGGGGGGATAAAGGGGGGGGTGGCCTCCAAACAAAAAAAATATTATGAAACATACGACAGCCGATATTAAATGGAGTAGGAGAGTTAGAGACCGAGACAAGATGTGCTTGGTTTGCGGAGCCGCAGACAAAAGGCTCAACGCTCATCACTTAGTCCCAAGACAATTCCAAGAGTATAGATTATTAGATGATAATGGGATATCCCTCTGTGTTCATTGTCACAACTTCGGGAAGTTCTCCGCACATAAAAACCCCCTATGGTTTTCAAATTGGTTAAGAATAAATCATCCAGATAAATATAAATTAGCGATGAGACGACTTGAGAGTCGGATTGAATGAAGAAACAACCTAAATATATTAAGAAATTACCAAAAATCCAATATTATACGTGGCAAGACCAAGTATTAGCCACAGAAGGCAACCTTATCCTAAGGTCGGGACGTCAAGTAGGAAAGTCAGAGGTAATTAGTGAGAAATGTAAGGATTACGCCTTAAAAAACAAGAATAAGACCGTGATGGTTATCGCATTCGTTGAGAGACAGGCATTATTGATATTCTCCAAGATATTGAGTAAGATTTATAGAGAAGACCCCAAGATGATATTAGCCGGAGCCGACAAACCAACAAAACATAAGATATGTCTAAAAAATGGGACGGAAATCTATTGTTTCGCCGCAGGAGAGACAGGATATGGGATTATGGGTTATACTATTGACCTTCTTATTGCAGATGAGGCCGCCTTCATTAATGAGGAAGTGTGGAACTCTGTCATCCCAACATTGGCCGCGACTAAGGGTAATGTGTGGTTATTATCAACGCCTAAACTCAAGGAAGGTTTCTATTATGATTGTTTTGAGGATGATGATTATACCAACTTCCACGAGAGTTCCGAGGATTGTCCCCATATAGACCCGAAGTTTTTAGAGAAGATGAAGAAGAGATTTACGAAGGGACAGTATGCACAGATGTATCTTGGTGAGTTTGTTGAAGGCGCCCAAGGATTATTTACGAAAGAATGGATAGAAAAGGTTTGCACTCTCCCCCAAAACACATCAACTCATTCTGGGGGAGATTTATACTTAGGTGTGGATATTGCAGGTATGGGAGATGATGAAAGCACGTTTGAGGGCATTAAGAGGGTTGGCGGTAAGGCAATCCAGTTCCATCACGAAATTACAACAAAAACAACGACCATAGACACCGAGACCAAAATTTTAGACCTCAATGTGATGTTCGATTTTGAGAAGATTGGGATTGATGATGGTGGGATGGGAATTGGGGTATTAGACCATTTATTACAAGAAGATGCAACAAAACAGAAGATTATTGGACTAAACAACGCAAAAATCGTCATAGACAACGATAAAAGAACAAAAAAACTCTATAAAGAGGCGATGTACTACAATATGCTTGCGATGGGGTGGAGGGGGGAATTGCAGTTATTCGACAATGACGAGGTGAAGGCATCCTTAAGAAGTATAATCGTCGAGGAGGATGGGAAGATAAGCGGAATATATGCCCATATTGCCGAAGGATTGGGGAGAGCGTGCTGGTTAGCAAAACAAAAAGCCTTAAATATGAAGGTATACTCAATAAAAGTGTAAAAAGATGGCAGACACAGGAATATTCTGTACTAATGCGGAGGTCGTGCAAAAGGCTGGGGTGAACGCGAACACAACAGCGATAGCGGTCGCATGGACTGACGTAATTCTCCCACAAATTGAAAGCCAAATTAACTCTGATTCGGAATATAATTGGTCGGATAAGTACGCCACCTTAAACGTAGACGTCAAGAAAGTCTTAACCCTCGCGGCGTCGAACCTTTGTGCAATTTATATAGTGAACTACGACCCTAACGCATGGTCTACTTCAACATCAACAATGAAATTAAATATATTATGGAATGGATATTTTGAAGCCATCAAGCTCCTAAAGGACACAGACAAAAACCAGATATTCATTCGGGAAGCATAATGCCGATACATCCCCAATTTTTTCCACCTCTACCGAATGATGCTATCGCAAGTTATGACTGGCAAGACCTCGCGGAGGGAACTGGTATAATTAACTATAAACTATTCACAACGACCGACAGCACCGGTGACGATTATAGACTAGGGACACAAGAACTTTACTCAACAATAATAGATACAAGAATAGTAGCAACAAGTGCACATACTTCCTTTACAAAATTGGCCGATTTAGATTTTGACCTTAGCGTGTATAATATACAAAAACAAATAAAAGGAACAATGGTTTTACAATTCTCACATGTCGCAAAATCAAATCCAGCCGTAGCACAAATCGAAGCATATACCGTAGTTAGGATAAGAAGGTGGGACGGCGTAGCGGAGCATGAAGTAGCGTTAGGACAAACAAAAACCCTAACACCCGGTGCAGGAGGTGGAGAGGAAAGCGAACTGGTTACAATGCAAATAATAATTCCAAAAACCGACTTCGCCGCCGAAGATGCCTTAAGAGTAACTATCGAGATGTGGATTAAGGCGGTGGGGACTGGAACCCCACAAGGGGCATATTACTTAGGACACGACCCACAAAACAGGGACAGTACCTACGCAGACGGAATTAAACCAAGTGCAGATGACCTAGTGCAAACATTCGACATCTATACCCCATACAACATCGATAAATAATGGCAACAGGAAATATATCACAAGCAACGACAACGGACTTCGCAAACCAAGTCCCGGACTTCATCGTTGATGCGAGAGCATTAGATGCGGAGAACGACGGCGGAACGGAAACCTATTGGTATTTTACAGAAGCAAAACAAAACTTTGGTTATTACTTTGAGATACCAGAAATTTATTCAGCAGCGAATGCTTTGGCGACGTGGTCGGTAGGGAAAGGATGGGACACGGAAGATGCCAGTATTAAGGTTCAATTAGGATATGTGTCGGGGTTAGGGAAAGATACCTTTGACCAAGTCATGTGGAATCACGAAGTCACGAAGTTAATTGTCGGGGACGCTTTTTGTGAGATAGTGAGGAATGAAGGTGGGGGGTTGCTTAATCTTATTCCAATATCCCCCGAGAGAGTGAAGGTCGTTATCAACTCAAAGCTAACTACAAAGAATCAAGACCACATAAGATATGAAGTTTGGAACGGGAAAAAGTGGAAGAAAATAAAAAAAGACGATATGCTACATTCCCAAAACAAAAGGATAGGCGACCAAATCCACGGAACATCACAGATTGATGCGAGTAAATGGATTATAGATGCACGTAACGAAGCACTCGTTGACGGAAGAAAAATCGAACATCGAGGGATGGCGTTGGGAATTGCTTACTACAAAACATCTAACGAAGGAAAAATAACTTATGTAAATAATCAAATCGAACTCGCCGTTGCGAATGGGGAAATGCTTGGTGTCCCCGAAGATACGGTAGAGATTAAAGACTTCCCATCAAAGCAGATAGGGGATAGGCAAGCATGGATTCAATACTTAGAAAACTTCTTTTATCAAGTGTTCGGTGTACCTCGAAGTATCGCATCAAGCGACGGTACGAGTGAGGTCGGGGGGAAGATGGGACACGTTATCTTTGAACCAATCTATACAAAGGAACAGGTCGACCTCGAAGGAGACCTTTGGAACCAAGCATTAATCAAAATTAAATTTAACAGACCTCCAAGTTTGGGCGGCTTAGTCAATGAGACAGAACAGAAGAACACAGGGCAGACGGGCATTCAGCCTAACGATGTGACGGCTGACATGGAGAGAGAATAATGGCAATAGACTGGTTCAATCCTCCTCCTCTCCCGTGGCAACCAGACACAAGGCAGTCAATAGCCCCGGGGCTGTCTCCTTCTCTCCCAACGGCACCAACAACAATCAGAGATGATGCAACAATCGCCGCACCATCCTCAAAACTTCCAGATGTACCAAAAACACCAAAAGAAAAAAAGAAGGCAGCGGAGGACAAAAAGATAAAGGCTTGTTATGAAGCAGGTGGTAAGTGGGATGCTGTTAATTTAAAATGTGTCTTCCCAAAGGCAGAAATTACAGAGGGAGAAGAAGCAGAAGTATCACCAGCTTTAACACCAGCAGGAACTCTCGAGACTTTTGGCGACGTTGATACGGGGAGGACGACTGGTATTGTGACCCCGGGCGGAGAGACTTTTTTAGGGGATATAAGTCAAGACGAATTAAGTAATATAGCAGAGATAGAAGCACAGAAGGCAGCAATCCCAGAAAACATAGCACCGGTAGGAACAGCCGCAGCAATACAAAAAGAAGCAATAAAAAAACTTAATCTTGCATCACAGGTGGGGAAGATTGATTTTGCGACAGCGATGGAATTAGACGAATTAGGAATTAATTGGAAAGAAGCATTTTTAGCTGGAACATCAAGTATAGTCCCCTCTGCTTTAACTTATGGTGGAACCGCGGCAGCGGCGGGGGCAGTAGCAACAGCCCCAGCGGGTGGAGCGGGCGCAGTCCCAGCGGGGGCAATAGGAGCAGCAGTAGGGGTAATAAAGGGGTTTTATTCAGGTGTATCATCCAATATCAAAGCACAGAAGGGGGATTTGATAAGCGGGAAGAGAACAGAATTAACAGCAAGACAAAAGGCTATGAAGAATTATATATCCGCAGCGAATGCAAACTCCGCAGATGCAGATGAGTTCCTCCAAGCATACATAATGGAGAAATCATTAATTAGACAAGATTATAATTCTCTAAACAAAGAGGCAAATGAGGCAGGGACGTTGTTTGGTGGACAAGATGGGACAGCTCAAATTATAGCTTATGATGTTTATTTTGAGAGCGTAGAACCTTCTTTAGATTTAAGGATGGAGCAGGCAATACTTAAACCCGACCCAACAAGGGCTTATTTGTCCACGGAGGATTTCTAATGAATAAAATAAATTGGATTACTGGTGTCGTCGCTATTGTATGTTTATCCGTGATGGAAGTCTTCGCAATGCACTACGGAATTAATGGGACAATGAGGACAGCAATATTCACTATTATAGCGGCAATCGCTGGTTTGACCATCAACACCAAAAACCTTATAAAGTAGATGACACATCATATCTTATGACCGATGAACAAACAACTACGCCTGACACAGAAGGAGATAAGGTTGATACGCCTAAGAAGGAAGATGAGACCCTTAACATTGTTGAAGAAGCTAAGAAGGTTCGTGACGAGATTAAGTCTGAGAATGATAGACGAGAAAGAATTTTGGAAGATGAGAAGAATCTTAGAGCCAAGCAATTATTAATTGGAACTTCTGGGGGAAATCAGGAAGTGATACCGAAAGACCGAGACCAAATCCTAGCCGATAAACTCTTGGCGGATTCAGAATGAGTTTTAAAATTTCAAAAGCAGATGCGAAGGATATTATTGCACAATCTAAAGAGATGATTAAGGTTTGTGAAATTGATTTAAAAATTTCAAAGGAAGCAATCCGAAAGTCAAACATTAATCTCACAACCGCCACAGCAATTATCAAATATCTCGGTGGGAAATAATGCACCTACAATTTTATCTAAGAGGATTACCGGAACAAGTCAATCTATGGAGATGTTTGGCACAGGGACAATTTTTCAAATGGAGAAGAATTAATAAAGAGATAATGAAAGAAGAAGTTGTTTTGGTGCAGGGTGGTTTAAGGGAGTCCGTCCTCGGAACGTGGGAGTGGATATTTCCAAAGGAGGCACTCGCAGAAGTTTTAAGTATAATGGGAATTAAAGACTCTAAAAATATGAGTGTTTCTGATAGAAAGTTTAGTCTTGGGTTAAAGATGGGTGTTCTAAGGAGAATGATAGGATTGAAGAAAATACCCAAGAAGGCATTTAAAGAAGCGGCAACTATTGAACCATCGGTCACGTTAAATGGTAGGGAGAGGGGGTTGAGTGGTTTAACAGGAGCGAAGGTTAGCGTCCACCTAATAGGGATTAAGCACGACAAAGTTGGGGATATGTATGACCAAGTCAATAAAAAGACGTTTATCCAAGAACTTCTATAAAAGGAAAGATTTATATATGAACTAAGGTGACCTTAGTGTATGGCAAACGAGGTGACGAAAGTTGAATTGTATGGTTACAAAGAAATGGGAGATGTTCGAGGATTCGATTGTGCATCCGGTGTCAAGATTTCTAAGGGAACAGTTTTAAAATTAGCCTCTGCAAGAACCGCATCCGCATCTACTGGGACTGGAGATATATTCGCTGGTGTTGCATCAGCAGACAAGAGCGGAACAGATTATACGACGAGAGTTGGATGTTGGGAGAATGGTATTTTTGAATTTGTAGCATCACAGGCAATCATAGCAGGTGACCTATTACAGACAGCCGCACCGGGCAATTACCTTATACCTATCGCGGCAAATACATCTTCAAAACAAATAATCGTTGGGGTTGCGCAGAAGTCAGTAGCCGCAGATGCAAAAGTTCAAGTGAGGGTGAACAACTAATGGCAATCGCAAACTTACACCGTATGACCCCAGAGGAAAGAGAGAAGGCTTTGGGAAAGGAAAAGGAAGTTGAGGAAGTTAAAGAAATTAAACCGGAGAAGTCTAAGAGATAATGGCAACAGGCGCAGACAATGCAGACTTCGCAGGCACCGACTCAACAGGGACGGTAGGTTTAAGGAAAGAGATTATTGATAAGTTTTTGAAAGGGTACGCACCTCGAATGTATAAGATGAAGCAGGCTGTTTCTATCGACACTACTTCCGCAAACAAGAATACATTTTGGAGAGCAGACCCAGAAGTTCTAAGTGATGTTACTGGTAACGATAGCGAGGGACTAGTAAGAGGGGAATCCTTCCCACAATTAGTTTCAGAGTTTCAAGAGGTTTCAGCTTATCTTGTGAAGTATGGGGTTAAGGACACGGTCTTTTGGGAAGACATCCGAACAAACAACGTCAATGTTATTAAGAGGACTTTGGAGAAATTGACAGAGAAGGTTATTCATAAAGTTGATGCGAGAATATACGCAGTTCTTTCTGATAGTGGAACCCCTGTGGATATTCAAAGCGTGACTATTACAGGAGACCAGTTTTGGGATGCATCGAGTGCGGCTATTGTAGACGACCTTATGTTTGGAACCCAGTTAATCGGAGTGAAGAATTATCCTACTGACAACCTAATGGTCTTTGTTAATCACAAGACATTTAGAGCCATGAATAACTTCCTTTATGAGAAGGGAGCACAGGCGCCCACAGCAGGGGATGCAGTCGCAAAGAATGGTCAAGTTAGTAAGATTGCAGGGGTAGGGACTATTGTTGTAACATCAACCGTCCCATCGTCTCAGGCATTAATGGTAGTCCCTAAGAAATGTGGAACATGGAAGTCATCCTTTGCCTTATCATCCGCAACGGAAGTCGAACCATTCAAGGGAACAGCAGTCTCAATCTGTGAGGAAGGGACAACTCAATTAACAGACCCAGACGCAGTAGTTTTATTCAAAAATATTTTCTCTGCATAAATTTTTATAGTCTTTCTTCTTGTAATACTCATGGGATATACTGGTGAAGGTAAGGAAAGGAATGTATGGACTGGACGTCTTGGTGTAACAGAATTAGACCCGAAGGTTGATAATGACCTAACAACTAAGAAATATGTTGATGACCAAATCGCAACGGTCGTCACAACTGGGGCAACTGGGAGTTTTACGGCGGGGTCGGGGGAGACAATCACGGTAGCGGATGGATTGATAACATTTATAACATCATCAACCTTCTTAATACTACTGGAAACAGGAGACAAGATACTAATGGAAAATAACGACAGGATGGAAAATGGCTGATACTAAAATAACCGCCCTCGCTGATGCTGGTGGGGCAACCGCCGCAGACTACCTCTATATTGTAGATGGGGCAACAAGTAAGCACGTCCAATTTGATGACTTC